AGGCCCATCTGTTACAAGAGGTGGTGGCGGAGGAGGAGCTACTTATAATGGTACAGCAGGAACAGGTGGAACTGGTGGTGGTGGAAATGGAGGAAAACAAACTACCGTCGTTCGAGGTTCATCTGGAACGGCAAATACAGGCGGAGGTGCTGGTGGAAACTGGGCTTCTAGACCTCATGCTACTGGTGGTAGTGGAGTTGTTATTTTAAGAATGTTAACTTCTACTTATAGTGGTACTACAAGTGGTTCTCCAACTGTTACAACAAGTGGATCAGACACAATTATAACATTTAATGGAGATGGGAGTTACACAGCGTAATGGCACATTTTGCAAAACTAGGAGTAGGAAATATAGTTGAAAGAGTTGCAGTAGTATCTAATGATATTGCAACAACTGAACAAGCTGGAATGAATTTTTTAAATAATTTATATAATACGAGAGATGTTTGGAAACAAACTTCTTACAATACTCAAGGCGGTGTTCACGCACTAGGTGGAACACCTTTTAGAAAAAATTATGCTAATAAAGGGTATACTTATGATCAAGAAAAAGATGCTTTTATACCACCAAAACCTTATGCATCTTGGACACTAAATGAAAGTACTTGTCTTTGGGATCCTCCTGTTGATTATCCTGATGATGGAAACAGATATGATTGGAATGAAACAACAAAACAATGGGATTTAATAAATGAGTAGTATTTTAAAAGTTAACACTATACAGGATACAGACGGTAATAATATTATTAATGAAAACGCTAATACTATTACTATCGGAGCTTCTGGTGATACAATAACAATTCCTAGCGGTGCAACCATAGCCAACAATGGAACAGCTACAGGTTTTGCTTCCATTGAATGGCAAGCGGTTAAAACATCTAATTTTACAGCGTCTGCAGCGCAGGGTATTTTTGCAGACACATCTAGTGGAGGTTGGACTTTAACATTACCTGCAGGAAGTTCTGGAGCTACAGTGGAAGTAGTAGATTATGCTGGTACATTTGGAACAAACAATTTAACTATTGCAACTAATGGATCAGAAAAAATAGAAGGCTCAACTGACAATAAAGTTTTAGCTACTGATAGACAAGGTCTTCAATTAGTTTATGCAGATTCAACACAAGGATGGTTAGTTCCTGTTGCAAGGTTTGATAATCCTTTTTTTATTGCTCCTTACGATATATCATTTTTAGTAGTAGCGGGTGGTGCTGGAGCTGGTATTGATTTATGTGGTGGAGGAGGAGCTGGTGGTTTTAGAACATCTACACAATCTAGTGTAGCTGGAGGATCTGAAATTGTGGTAACTGTAGGAGATGGTGGTTCCGCTGGAACTAGTAATAGCACTAGAGAAAATACTAGTGGATCAGATAGTTCGGTAAGTGCTGTTGCAATTACAAATATTACATCTGCTGGTGGAGGAGCTGGTGGAGTTTATAGTTATCCATCTGCATCACCAAGAGCAGGTTTAGATGGTGGATCTGGTGGTGGTGGCGGTGGACATGATAGTTCGGGTGGTCCAGGTGGGTCTGGTAATACCCCTGCTACAACTCCATCACAAGGCAACAATGGAGCTAATGGTACAAGTGGCTCTCCTTACTCAGGGGGTGGTGGAGGTGGAGCTAATGCATCAGGATCTGGTGCTAATGGTGGTAATGGTTCAGCTTCTACAATAACAGGATCTTCAGTAACATACGCTGGTGGAGGTGGTGGAACTGGATATGGTGTTAGTGGTAGTGGTGGAAGTGGAGGTGGTGGTGCTGGACCTCATAGTGGAAGCACTGGAGGTAATGGGACTGCTAATCTTGGAGGAGGTGGTGGTGCTGCGGGTACAAATCCAGGCACAGGTGGTTCAGGAGGAAAAGGTGTGGTTATTATAAGTGTACCCACTGCAAATTATTCAGCAGATACAACTGGATCACCCACTGTTACAACATCCGGAAGTAATACAATAATGACATTTAATGGAAGTGGGAGCTACACAACATAATGGCTACTTTTGCAAAAATAGGATTAAACGGGAAAGTAATTGAAGTTCACTCGGTTGTTAATGAAGTTATACAAGATGCTAACGGTGTTGAACAAGAAAAATTAGGAATTGATTTTTTAACAAATTTAACTAAGTGGCCTATCTGGAAACAAACTTCTTACAACACTAAAGGTGGTGTTCATAAATTAGGCGGAACACCTTTAAGAAAAAATCACGCAGGAATAGGTTATAAGTATGATGAGGATAGAGACGCATTTATCCCTCCTAAACCTTTTGATAGTTGGACTTTAAATGAAGAAACGTGTATATGGGAAGCACCAGTTGCTTATCCTGATGACGGAAAAAATTATATTTGGGGTGAGGAAACACAACAATGGAATTTAATAAATGAGTAAAATAGAAGTAGATCAGGTAGATCCGCAAAGCGGCACAACGTTAACTTTAGGTACTTCGGGGGATACAGTTACTATTCCTTCAGGAGTTACTTTAGCTAATAATGGAACAGCAACAGGATTTGCTAGTATTGATTGGCAATCAACAATAGTTACAGGCGCTACACATACAGCTTCTGCTAACCAAGGTATATGGATTAATACAACATCTAACGCTTGTACTCTTACATTACCTGGTTCTCCCTCTGTTGGTGATCAATTAATTTTTTCTGATTTTGCTAGAACTTGGGGATCTAATTCAGTTACTTTAAGTTTAAATGGTTCAAAATATCAAGGGAATACAAGTCCAGCTCCAGATTATAATACAACAGGAGAAACAGTTCATATTGTTTATTCAGGTGCAACACAAGGATGGATACCAATTAATGATGGTTCTGTTCGTTTAGAAACGCCACAAAGTTATAATGCTGATTTATTAGTTGTTGCTGGAGGAGGAGCTGGAGGTCAAACTTCTGGTCACGGCGGTGGTGGTGGAGGTGCTGGTGGATTTAGAACAGCTAGTTCAGTAAGTTTAACTGGAGGTGCTACATACACAATTACAATTGGTCAAGGTGGAACTGCAGGAACTGCTCTCAATAATGGAACTGCGGGTCAAGGTGGAAATGGAGGAGATTCTACTATTTCTGGTACAGGAATAACAACAGTAACTTCTACTGGCGGTGGCGGTGGTGGATCAGCCGTAGCTAATAATGGTGCTGCTCAGATAGGTAAAGATGGTGGCAGCGGTGGTGGTAGTGGCGCTTATGCTACTAATGCTGGTGGATCAGGAAACACACCTAGTACAACTCCAAGTCAAGGTAATAATGGTGGTCATATGGGAGGTAGTCCATACAATGGTGGTGCAGGCGGCGGAGGTGCAAACGCTGTTGGTCAAAATGTTACTACAAATACAATGGGTGGATCTGGAGGAGATGGAACAGCAAATTCTATAACAGGTTCTTCAGTTACATATGCTGGAGGCGGAGGCGGTGGCTGTCCTAGTGCAGGTCCAGTTGGTGCAGGTGGTGCAGGTGGTGGTGGAGCTGGAGCAAGAGAAAATAATTCTGACTCAGTCGCTGGTACAGCAAATACTGGTGGCGGCGGAGGTGGAGCAAATCAAAGTTCTCCATCTAATTTCGTAGCAAAAGGTGGAGGTTCAGGCGTCGTAATAATAAGTGTTCCAGATGCAAATTATTCAGGAACTGTAACAGGAAGTCCAACAGTTAATACCGGAGTTGGTGGAAAAACAGTAATTACATTTAATGGAGATGGTACATACGTAGCATAAAATATTATGGCACATTTTGCAAAAATAGGTTTAAATAGTAAAGTTATAGAAGTTCACGTAGTTGCTAATGAAGTTTTAAAAGATAGCAATGGTGTAGAACACGAAATTAATGGAATTAAATTTTTAACAGAAATAACTCACTGGCCACTTTGGAAACAAACTTCTTACAATGCAAATATAAGAAAAAATTATGCTGGACCAGGATATACGTATGATGAGGATAGAGATGCTTTTATACCACCAAAACCTTATAATTCTTGGATATTAAACGAAGAAACTTGTCGATGGGATCCACCTGTTGTTAAACCTGAATTGACAAATGAAGAAATTGAAGATAGAAAATATTATGATTGGAATGAAGAAACAAAACAATGGGATTTATTATAATTAATTAATAATAGTGGTGGTGGTGTGAAAATAACGGATAATTTTTTAGACAAAGAAACATTTAAATCTATTCAAAATTTAATTTTAAATGATACTTTTGATTGGTACTATGCTAAAGCTGTTACATCAGAAAAGTTAATAAGGAATGAATTTCAATTTATTCACATATTTTATCAATTTGGAAAACCAAGAAAAAGTTATTGTGTAATTGAACCAATTATTCAAAAAATAAATCTTTTTTCTTTAGTAAGAGCAAAAGCAAATTTATTAACAATAACTCCAAAAATAAAACAATTTGATTTTCATACAGATTTTGACGACAAAGAAAATTTAACCACCGCTATATTATATTTAAATACTTGTAATGGTTATACTATTTTTAAAGATGGCACTAAAGTTGAATCTTTTGCTAATCGTTTTGTAGAATTTGATTCTAAATTAGAGCATACAGGTACCACTTGCACTGATGAAAATGTCAGAGTGGTTATTAATTTTAACTATTTTAAATTATAAATTATGACTAGATACAACATCATTAACAATTTTATAGACCCTATATTGTTTTCTAGTATTAGAGACACATTAACAGGAGATACGTTTTTTTGGTTTTACAATGATTTTGTAAATTACAGACCTTGTGAAGGATATAAATTCTCAAATGAAATTATAAAAGATTCTAATTTAACATCTCGTATTTTTATTAATTATTTACAAATGATTAGACCGGCGTTAGAAAAAATATCACACAAAAAATTACACTCAGTAAAATTTAATTTATTCACTAAAACATTAAAACCACAAAAATATTTAATTAATCACCATAAACCAAATACTAAAGTAGCAGTTTTATTTGCTAATAATACTAATGGTGGTATCGAGATTGATAATACTTTTATTAAAAGCACAGAAAATCAATTAGTGTCTTTTGACTCTAACGTAGAATACAAAATAATAACTCCGACGAATCCTAAAATATTTACTTACGCAATTATTAATTATGAATAGTATTAATAATTTTTTAGATGCATCGTTTTTTAATGATTTAAAAACTTTTATTATGGAATCAGAATTTTCGTGGTTTCAAAGAAAAACTATGGTCGTAGGGACAACTGACAATTTAGGTTATTTTACTCATTCTTTTTATAATAATAATCAAATAAATTGTGACGCATATTTTAAATATATTATTCCTATTCTAAAAAAATTAAATTCAAAAGCTGTAGTAGAGGTTAGAGCAAATTTAGCTCCATCTTGTTTTTTAAAAAAAGATGCTTGTGCTTTTCACATTGATAACTCGTATAAATGTAAAACTGCTATCCTTTATCTTAATACTTGTGATGGTGGCACAGAGTTTAAAATTAACGATGAAATTAAATTTATAAAATCAGAAGAAAATAAAATAGTAATTTTTAATTCTGACATAGAACATAGAGCGACAAAATCAACAAATGTTGATTTTAGATATATATTAAATTTTAATTATTTTGATTAATGGAAAAAAACTTAAAAGATTACATACTTCATTTAAACAATTGGGTTCCTAAAAATATTTGTGATAAATCTATAGAAGAATTATCTAAAGATACAACCTGGGAAAGACATACATATTCAGACCATAAAAAATATGAAGACGTCTCAAAAAATGGTAATAAAGAACTTGATGTTTCTTATGGAATAAATTTAACTTTTTATAAAGATTTAATAGATTTAACTTGGAAAGCACTAGAAAAATATATTGTTATTGATAAAATTAGTGGAGAAACTTTTAATGGTTGGAAAGGTTTTAATCAAATAAGATTTAATAGATATAATAAAAATCAAATTATGTCTAAACATAGTGATCATATTCATAGTATGTTTGAAGGAGAAAGAAGAGGAATACCAATATTAAGTATTGTTGGAGTTTTAAATGATGACTATCAAGGAGGCGAGTTTATTATGTTTGATGATTACGAAATAAAATTTAAACCTGGAGATTTAATTTTATTCCCATCTGTATTTTTATATCCGCATTTAGTTAAACCAGTTAAAAAAGGAACAAGATACTCTTTTGTATCTTGGTGTTATTAATGAAAGAACCTGTAATACATTCTATTTTTCCGATACCTATTTATACAACAAAAATGGATAGAGGATTTACAAAACAAGAGTTAAATTTTGTAAAAGAACACAAAAAACATTGTAAAAATAATGTTGGTAATTTAAGTACAAAAGATACTTATATATTGAATAACAAAGAATTTAAAAATATAAAAAAGTTTTTAGATAAACATTGTAAAAATTATTTAAATACTATTATTTGTCCAAAAAACAATATAGAACTATATATAACTCAATCGTGGTTAAACTATACCGATGCTAATCAATATCACCATCAACACCAACATCCTAATTCAGTAATATCTGGTGTATTATATTTTGATTCAGATATAAAAAATGACAAAATACTTTTTTCACATCCTATAGTCTATACACAAATATCCCCAGAAATAGATAATACTAAATATAATTTATGGAATTCTGGCACTTGGTTTTTTCCTGTAGAAACAGGTAATTTATTTATGTTTCCATCATCAACTACTCATCAAGTAGAAACTAAACAAGGTAATAACACAAGAATAAGTCTAGCTTTTAATACTTTTTATAAAGGCTCTGTGGGATCTAACTCTGAATTAACAGAGTTGATACTATAAAAATATAGTATATAATTCTTAGATGGAGGCAGGGCACCACCACATACCCCCTGTCTCCTTTTAAGGATTATTTATGAGTTTAGGATTTGACGCAATATCAGCATTACCATTTGCTACATCAGGACCAGATACAGATGTAGCTGTAGCTATAACAGGTAATCAATTAACTATTACTATTGGTAGCGTAGGTGTCATAGCGGATGCTGTTACAGAGGAGGCAACTGCTAATCCATTAACTTTAGGT